GTGTAATCCATTCCCTTTAGTCCCCTTGACCATTTATTTGTATTCAGTACAACGTTTTTGGAATCTACCAAATTAGGTGATGCTGTATTTCCCATAGGTCCTTTTGCAATTGTTCGTATTTGCAAAACTGTATATGGAACATACCCGCANTCTATGTTTCTACTTGCATCTATGTTAGCGTCGGTCACCGCACGTGATGTACCGAATGCATAACTAGCAGTGCCAGTGGGTCTTGTTACCTTCTCAACCTCACCAAACTCTAAGTGTGCTGCCTGAATACCCAAGTCCCTAAACATTGATGCGTTGTAAGATAGGTTCAACGGTTTTACTCTCTTGTTTGGATTGTATGCTCGTATCTTTATTGCATTGGGACTTACGCCCCACTCTCCGAAGGTCTTACCGTCGAAGGCATACATGTTCGTGCAGTCAAACGTATGCCCGTTCAGCGTGTTAACTTCATCTCCTGCGTTGATTGCAGCAGCAGTTACAGCAGCGAGCAACTCATCTGTGACTAATGTGGTTTGATTCAATACGGAAGATATGAGATAGGAGGTGCTTGTGAGTGAGGACACTCCTGTGACGCCATAGAACACCGTCTCGCTTCTGTGGGTGTATGACAACGTCAGACCCACATTCGCATTACCGGCACCATCGTAGTCGCTAATCTGTATGATGCCGTCTTCCTTTGGAAATCCAAGATAGCCTAATTTGTCATCGGTGAAGGATGCGTCGAAAGGAGCAACAAAGGTGATTGAGAGGGTTTCACTGCTCAATACCGCAGTGACTAGAGTGGCAGCGTTTGGAGCGGCGACCCCTCTCCATTTTGCCCCTCTCCAACTACCTAAGACCTCGGACACGGCTGAGAAACTCATTCTACCAGTGGCATCNCCAGAACCACTCATGGCACTACCAAGTGTGAAACCACCTTGTGACACNTCCCTGTCATCTATGAATATGCATACCTCNTCCTCTATCGTGTCAGGCAGTGACGTGTTGCTATTGGAGAAGGACTCACCCATGGTTCTGTAGATGTACCTCAGAGTATTCTGCCTACCTAAATTGTCAGTCAGGCTCAGACCGTATATCTGTCCTGTGCCGACTGCGTCTTGGGACACCTGCGATGTGGGCACATGTGAGGAGTAAGTTGATGTCGATGTTGTGCCGTACCTGTTGTTGAATTTACTCTCACCATTAAAGCCAAAACCCCAACTACCCGCATCTGGCGCAAAGCCCGGTACACCGCTTGCGACCAGACCACCGAAGTTGACTCTAGCAAGCGCACTTGGCCCTGTCCTCAGCCCTCTAACTAGAGATGAAGATGAACCCTTGATGTCAAGAGATTCTACATTGATTGAGTTGTGGTTCTTCCCGCTTATCGAATCTGAGACTGCTCTCATCACTGATGTGTCTTCGAAATCAGCAACGCTCCTGATATCCTCACCGCTCTCTATGGATGTCACATACTGCTGTAGTGTCGTTATTGGTGCAAAGGGCCTGCCGTTCTTATCAAGAGGCATAGGCGCCGGGTGCATGTTCTCACCCTCTCTCTCATCTGGAAGGGCCCAGAAGTTTCTCCATCTGCCACCATGGCCAACTAGGAACTGAGGCTGATACGATGTCTGGCCTGTGCTGTTNTCCAGCCAAGCGCAGAAGTTTCTACCACTGGCACCCGGTACGGTGCTGTGTAGGACGACAGTGAAGCCTACGTCACCATTTAGGTCCTGCACCTCTCTCCCTATATGAGCACGGATGTACCCCATGTGCGTACCCCTGTCACCGTTGTCTGTATGCCAGAAGGGGGCAGGGTCGTGAGCAGAGCCACTTAGCAGTCTAGCGTTTAGAGCAGCATGCTGGTTTATCATGCGGACTACTTCTTCTGCACCACTGAGAGTATTGACAACACCGTCTTTCTCCGCCACCTCACCCAAGTCTATCGTCAGTCTTCTGACGAAGCCCATGTCCTTCCACTGTGGTAGGTGCTGTAGTCTAGTTTCCTCATGGGAGGATAGGTCGAGTGATGTGTTGCGTATTCCCTTGAGACAGAGGAAGGCAGGTATGACTCTAGTGCCATCAGGAGTGTCGAAGAAAGTAGCAGGGTCTCTGAAAGTGCAGTTGCTAGTGCCCTTTCTCAGGTCTATCAGGGAGTCAGTGTAGGAGTCCACAGCGTCCACTGGTATTCTAGTGAAGTCATGTAGCGGGTCAGCAATTTTGTGAAGTGATACGCTGTCGTTTGTTCTGGGTGTCAGGCTGTAGCCGTTTCTGAGTCCATCGACTGCACCCCCGTAGGAGTATCCAGTGTGGACGTAGTGTCCGTGTGACTTTCCGTACAACCTAGCGCCTGCTATGCTCCTACCATCGGTTGGGAAGTCGACACTCTGATTGTCAAATGTGGTAGAGTCCAACAAGTCCTCAGTATGTCGATTAGACAGGTCGTGGGCGTATGCGCTCTCTATGAACTTGGATTGCTGTGTGCTTCGTATGTATGGGTTCTGTGACAGGAATCCGTTGGTGACGTCTATCTGCGTGGTCCAAGGGCTTGGGCCTGCTCCATTGTAGACTGCATTGACCTTGTGTAGCCTGCTCCTTGTGCTACCGCCGTCCTCAACCACTTCCTTGGGCCATCCTATCTGAACGGCATCAGGGCTAGTTTGTACCTGCATGTGTATGTCTTGGAATGCGATGAACTCCTTGTCATGTGCCACATCGTACAATAGCACACGCGCATGGTCATCGTTTGATAGATAGGGGTCAATGAATGCCACAGTGGGTGCTTGTGATGCTGTTAGGCCTAGCGCTAGGTAGTTCTCCTCGACCGTTCTGTTGACGTGTTGGACATAGTTTCTGGCTGTCTCCAGACAGGTATTGCCAATCATGAAGTTCTCAAGCGGTATGCTGTCTCTGGGGTTAGTGGTATCCAACTCACCAGCACCGCCATTGAAGGCGTTCCAGACCTGTGACTCATTGTAGACTCCTCTGCTCTTGGCAAACAACCCCTCGACAGCGTGTGGGTTGTTGTATGACATATTGGCCCACACGGTGTCGCCGTCACGGAATCCACCGGCTGAGTAAGGGTTGAGCCATGTTGCATTGAGAACGGCATCCCTCTCCTCGTAGTCACCCATCCATACTGCTAGTTTTGCATTGGACGGTATCACTGGTGTCGCGGCAGTCATGTTGATGATTTGGGTGCCGTTTGCATCAGCGCTCTCAACTTCACTAACGACTCCTATTCTTCGTATTTTGTCGGTGCTAGTGTCTTCCAAGTAATAGAGGACGTCGTCTTTCTTGACATTCGTGCCGTGCAGGTCGTTGACGTTCTTTCCACTGGCACCGTCTACGGTTATCTCAAACGGTGATGATGAGTCCGCGCTTTGTGCAGTAACGGTGACATCGGTAATGTTCAGGCTGTTCTTCAACTCACGGTAATACTGAGAGCCATCGGATACCTCTGTGGTGACTGAGGTCCCGAGTATGCTTCTGCGTTTGCTTGTCAGGGTTATCTTGACACCTTCGGGGAATCCCTGCGCGGCTTTCAATTCCTCATTGTCTTGAAATGCCCCATTAGTGGTTCCCCCTCCCACTGTGACTGCTGTTGATGAAACAGCGGTTATCTCTCCAGCACTACTACCATCAGATTGGAAAAGTAAATCACCCACAGTAAATATCGTAGTTGCATCAACACCATCTACAATCATGGCGCCAGTTGTTCCCTGTGCATAGGAGCCACCACCAAGTGCAGTTCTATTGATTAGTACACCAGTATCGACTAATGGATATGTAGCACCAGATGTTTGAAAGACCAGTGTTATGCTGTTCTTGGGCGTTGCGACACTGTTTATCGTCTTGATGTGACCATGGTACTGGTAACTGTACACCGTGCCATTGTCATCGTATTGCACCTCGTATCCCAAATCCCCAACGGAGGAGGGAGCATTTGCTAGAGTATCGTATCCCAAGTCAGGGAACTTTGCGAAGTCCTCNTCACTGAGGGTGATTGTGACAGCCTGCTCTGGCACACCTGTGAGTCTAGTGACAGTTGCAGTCAACACCTTACCAGTGGCACGTTTTACATCCACTCTAGGTGCGTGTGGGTTGGACTCAGGACCAGCCTTGAACTCAACAGCGCTAACGTATTGACGCAGACCGTAGTCTACATTTCCACCCTGTGTCTTTACACTGGCAGCATCATGATAATATTCGTCCCTGTTTTCGAAGTCGGAGGACGGTGTGAACTCATCGGAACTGATTGGTATCAGAGAACTGTCTATGCCTGCATCGTTGATGAAGACGGAGATGCCCACTGCTAATGACTCGAAGAAGTTCGGGCTCTGCCCATACGTGGCGTCAAGCAACTGTAAGTACCCATCGCTTGTATTGACACTGGTGTACCAAGACCACTCACCGTTGGCGAGATGCACCTTTCTATAGCGATACGCGGTGGTCACGCCTTTGTAGGTAGCAGTGCTCGTAGTTGAGTCTGGGAAGATGTTTATGTTGTTCACATACAGCCTTTTGTTGACAGCGTCCCATTTTACTGCAAATGTTGAGTCTAGGTATTCCCTGTTCTGCAACGCTATTGAGAAGGCTGATTTGGCCTCCCTGTCTGCAAGTTCATTCTCGCTCTTGAATCTCCTACCGACCGGACTGGGATTGTACGTGTGCGCTGTATGAGTGGCGTCAACGTGTATCTTGAAAGCGTTACCGGGACCAATGGAGTCGTGGAAGAACTGCTCAGAGAACAGGGGTATCTCCGCTATTGCCCTAGTGCTTGCATACTGAGTGCCCAACTGGTAATCATGTTGCACATCGTTTAGGGACTGATGCATCCTGTCATTCAAGGTAGTGCCGTTTTCCAAGTCGGACTCATCTCCAAAGTCCGCCTCACTGAACACTGTGAAGTTACCGTTTATGGTGACGGAGGTACCACTGGTCGGTCCAACCATGAAGCCAGTAGCGTTGAGTAGTTTACCGACTGCTAGATGCGAGGTGCCATCACTGGACAGGAAGTCCAAGGTAGACGCGCTGGCTGCGCTGAAGACAAACGTTGACCCAGTCTTGCTGTCGTACTTGGCACTGCTTCCATCAGGTAGGTGTATTCTACCATAACGAGGGAAGCCGTATGTCCCCCAAGACGCTAGGTCAGTGCTCTCGTTGTTCAAGGGCTTAACGTGTAGCGTCGCTGCACCACTGGTCCAGTTAACGTCTAGTTGGTGCGCTGTCACTGAGTANGACCTGCGAGTCGAATAGGACTCATGAGCNAGTATGCTCTTCTGAAACACAGGTCTGGTGTCCATGGCACCTTGACCCGGACCACCTAGACTCACCGTAACCACAGGCGCATTAGGCTCTATCTCCTTGACAATGTGAGAATCTGGACTCCCCTTCCCTGTGAAGTCTATTCTCCTTGATACGATGGAGTCTGCAACTCCGACACACCTAATACCCTCTATACCGCCTTGCTCGCCTACAGTCTCATCGATGCTTCTTACCTTAGCACGACTCATCATGTAGAGTATAGACACACGATTGAGGACACCGCTGATATTCACATTAGAGAGGAGCATACTGCGTCTTCTATCGGTCGGTTGCAGTATGATGCGCATGTCAGCGGAGTTGTTGCCAGTCACTGTGAAATTGTCAATAACGTCGTACATCTCGTATATCGGGGTCGCAGAGGTCACAGTGCCTGTGTCAAACTGACCAGCAGCAGGGCTGTTGGGTGTCACATCAGGCTCTAGTCTATCGTAACTGCCCTTGTCTGCCATGATTTTTGTGTTCTTGACTTGATTCAAATACAGCCTGTGAAACACTGAGTCATGGTCACCAGTGGTGCTGGTTGACTCAAGTATGACACCGGGAGTCTGGTTCTGTATGGAGTCTGAGTTGTTCCTTGGTGTGTAGTTGGCTGGTGTGAGAGACTCATCGACCTCGTCATCGGAGGAGAAGCCCTCTGAGGTATCACCTACGAGGCTGTGGTCATATAGCAGTTCATCGCCTACGTTTATCTCCTCTGTATCTACATCGATATAACCGCCGGGTGCGAACAGCGTATGCCCTGATGCGATTGAGTTGATGATGGCGTCGTAGACATACTCGCTACCGGAGACTAGAGTATCGGAGGACGGAACCGTCTTCTCCACCATGAGCAAGGGTTGCACTGTGCCACTCATGCTCGCGCCAGTTAGGTCGATTGCGTTGTAGTGTATCTCAACAAAGGGTGCTAGGGTTGGTGTTAGTTGCGTAAGCCTCGGTACGTGTAGTATAGCGACCCTACTCTCTTTTGATGGCTTAACGTGATACTTGCGTATGTCATCGCTGATGTGCGTCTGAGCATCGTCTGAGTCGTATACTTGGAAAGGTGGTATGGGCCCTTTCAAAGCGAAGGGTGTGTAATCAAAACTAGGACCGCCAATCGCTATGAGTTTTCTTTTACCAGCGGGCGGGCTAGTGGTGTTGTTGTATGAATTGAATGCCACAGTCACAGTGCTGGAATCAACTACGTTGACGACCTCCATGTTACCGAACTCACGATACACGTCGACAACGCTGTTCATCGAGACTCTGTTGTGTATGCCCGTTTGCACTTCGTCATAGATAATTTCTATGACATCAGCAGACCCATCGGCCCTCTGGTCTATTATCTCCTCAGAGGACTTAGGTAGCATTCTCAGGTAGCAATGGCCCTCGACATGGTTCTTGGTATGCCTCCCACTATGGCCTATCTGATACGCCTCATCGACCGTTGTCGGCCAAGTGACTGCAAAAGGGTTGTTGGAGTCAGAGGATGTGGTGGCCATGGCGGATGAATAGACAAAACCATGATTCTGGAACTCACTCTCGTCAATCACCATCTGCCCTGTCCTATCAATAATCTGAGATGTGAAGTGTGGAGGTTGGTAGGGATTACCAGTCGCTGAGTCTAGGAGAAGGTCGGAACTCACTACAACGAAGTGGTTGTCCACTCCAGTGCTCCTAGTATGTAAAGCAGGTATCATGCCGTTGGTTGAAGAGGCGAAGTCTAGGTGTATGCTGGACACAAGTAGGTTGCCTGTATCGACGTTTATGCTGTGTAGCCTAACTCTCTCAGGTGGTTTGCTGTTAGGCGCTTTGGTATCAGGGTCAATCCCATCCGGGTTGATTAGGAGGTTGTAGGGCGTATGGGAGATAGCGTGTGTGGATAGAGAGCCGGACTGATAGTCTAGAACTTTGTAGTCACCACTAGAGTACTTGTGCACACCGGTGGAGTCCTTAGAAAACACGTAGTTACCGGAGACTGTGGATAGACCAGTCAGACTCTTTGCCAACGTTGTGGCATCTGTGCTGGACATGCTGATTTGGGAGATTGTAACACTAACCCCATCCATGGTGGTGCTGTTGTTTGCTATCGAGGAGAATGTAAACACACCCTCTATTGGTGATATTGGCTCTTCAAATCTATACAACAGCAGAGTCTCAGCATCCAAGTAGGGACCATTGCCATCAACCATGGTTGGGCTGAAAGCAGCACTGAGGTGTATACCCTCCATAGTGCCACGGAAACGACCACCCTCACCACCGATGAATGTACGATGAGACGATGACCTGAGTGTCAGTCCCTTGTCCTTTGTTGACTTTGACGCTACCATGGCCCCATTGACATACAACTCCACCGCTGATGGTCTAACTGCTGCTACCACGTGAATGAGTGGTCTGTGATTTCTGTTCAAGTCAGTAGCGTCATCACTACCACTGACGAATCTGTTGTACGAATCCTGCACTCCTTGATACTCTATGTGGGGATAGACGGTTCCCTCGTATCTGTTAGACTCTTCGTTTGCCGTAGTCAGTGTGACAGTTGTGTCTCCTTGGTCTCCTGTGAGGTGCGCTACGAACACCGCAGGACCGGGTGTGTCTACGTTCCCTAGCGATAGCCTGAACTGCCCCTCCTTCTCGATGATTGTACCACCGCAGTCCGGTATGACCCACGCCTCGATTGTGATATACCCGTTGAAAGCCCCAGACGTAGCCCCTTGTGACCTATATGAGAGGGGGGCGTCAGGTGAGAGGATGTTCCTGACATCGTAGGTGTCTTGGGTTGTTTTCTCACCCAGCGTGGAGAAGGCACCCTCAGGCACCACGATGCTGTCAGTGATACCGTTGAAGAACATCGCATGGTTCTTACGGGTAATGACTGTCACTAATTCTCCCCCATCAAGATAGTATCATGTTGTCTATTGGCGCGAATATCAAGTTGAACGAGTACACAGACTCACCCGCATCATACGTGATGTCGAGTTTCTGCACCGCTCCTTGGATACCCTTGCGCTCATCCTTCAAATCCATCTCGACGCTTGCAGGATGGTCATTGCCCTCCGATGTCTTTTCTTTGCCGTAGTAGAAACCAGTGGGCATGAAGAAGTTACGCGCGACATACAACTCACCGTTCTCTGCCTTTATCGTGGAGTTGTACGGTATCTGTATGCCAACAATGTAGTCCCTCAGGTCGTTTCTGTCTCTGGCTTTTCTCTTGCTTTCCTTGACAGCAACTTGAGAGAGGTATTTACCTCTCCTAGAACTGTTGTTGATTACACCGTAGAGGTCCTGTACCTTGTCACCTGCTGATTTTATCGTCTTGTCAGACCCACCCGAGAACTTGACTATTATGGGAGACACGAAATAAGCACCTGCTCTTGTCGCAAAATGAAAATCAGGTGTAGTGATTATGGCATTGGTGAAGAGTCCAACAGTGGCCATTGTGATACTCACAAGCGTGCTTGCATCAGACAACGCACCACTAGAGGTTGCCTTCTTACCAGCGTTCGTGGGGACCGTAGCGGTGTACTTGGATGAGAGTTGTGCGTTGATGTATGCGGCGACACCCGTGGCAATCTGCTCAGGTGTCGCATCACTGGTGTTCACTAGCACCGTGGGTGTGCTACCAACGCCACCATTGGATGAATACGCAGTACCACCAGCACTAGCGGTGTTTGTGAATGGTATCAAATCGAATTCACTAATCTGTGATGCTGTCTTGGACTGTAGTCTAAGCACTCGACCGAGTAATTGTGTTAGATTATCAGACGAGGCCCAAGATTCAGCCACAGCGGTTTGAGTTCCGCTTCTGTCACTTATCCGATGTCCAAAGTCTATGGTCGCAGAATGTGCTGCCTCTGGTGTACCATCCCTATCATCGCTGATTACGCCTTGAATGTTGATGAAGGCCTTGTTTATGTTCCAGTCCATTCCTATTCTTCTGCTACCGGTCCAAGGCAATGCTGAGCCACCGACTTTCCTTGTCGTGCTTAGAACCATGCTAGTAGCGTCTAACTCAATGAGCCTTCCATTCTCTTGAACCAATCTGATGGGAACGGCCTTTGCCATCAACCATACCTCCCACTCATTGTTCCCCCACCAACACTGCGTGCAAGTTCTTGTTGTATCAAGTCACCAATCTCCCTAGCCAACTCCCTCTTGTCGGTAGCGTCGGTGATACCACCAAGGTTGAATGTCATCTCGAAGTTATACGACACACCGCCTGATACGGCTGTGCCTACGGTAGTGCCGCCACCACCGCCACCACCGAAGCCTAGTGCATCACCTATGCCGCCTACGACTGATTTACCGAAATCGAATATGCCCCTTAACGCACCACCAATCGCATCAAACATCGCTCCAAGCGTGTTGTCGTAGATGGTCTTCATCATGCCGGTGATTGAGTCCCATGCACTGCCAATCGCACCAAATACAGCGTTTGCAGCATATTCCATGCCGTCAAATAATGCTCCAATGGTAAAATCCCAAACAGTGGACATAGCACGTGTGGCGATACTCCATAGAGCCCCGAGGCCATCAAATGCGATTTTAGCACCAGTCATCAGACCTTCAAATAGATTACCAAATGTCATATTCCATGCCGTCTTGGCATTCTCTAGCGCTTTGCCCCATTCACCAGTGAAGATATTGAGCCAGAACATCATGCCGTTCTTCATGAAGTCCCATATCGGCATAACCACCGAATTCCATATTGATACGATTGCGTTGGTCAGAGGCTCAAATGCTTCTTTTATGAAATCAAACGCATCAACTGCCTTGTCCTTGGCAAAGGCAAACGCCTTGCCTAATGCTTGACCTATTTTTGATGCTGCACCACCTATTACGCTCATACCTGCGCTAATCGTTTGTAGAACACCCTGCATAGCATTGAGAGTGAGTAAGGCAGCCTGTAGTCCAACTGCCATTAGAAGTCCTCCTCCATCTCAAGGAATGTGTAGTCAAACTCGACAGTATCATCGCTCTCTGAAACCTTCTGTTTCTTTTGCTCTAGCCTCTCTTCTTCATTAATTGCAAGAGCCCAAGATAGGGACTGTCTGAAGATTGGCTCGCTCATGTTGTAGACCTCGTATAGTGATATGCTGTAATGTTTCGCCACGATATAGGCGAACAGTTGCATCTGCATTTCTAAATCTTCTGAAGATTCTATTCTTCTCTTCTTTAGAAACTGCCGAACTTTCAACTGTTCGCCTTCGTAAAACCCCCTTGCATTGCCTCCGCCAACTCATCTGGCTTAGGTAGTAATGATGCTATCTGCTGACCGACATATGCATTCAGGTTCATCATGTCGTCCACAGTTAAGTCGGGGTTTGTTCTAACAACCCACTCTGAGAATGCGTAACGCCAGTATCCATCTAAATTCAAAGACACATCATTACCCTGCATGGAGAACATGCTTTGGGCTGCTTTCTGAACGTCAAAAAACGTAATGTCTCTTACCCAGACTTCCATCTTCATATCTGGGTTATCGCGGTCTGCACTGATTTCGTGCCTTTGTTCACTCTTCCTCGTAATTAGGTGATTCTTGTCTACTATCGTCATATTGTGTCACATCCTCGGTTGCAGCCTCTTGCGAGGGGGCATCCGGCGTTACATCAGTAGCCTCTTGCAAGGGGACGTCAGTTTCGCCTTTGGTCGGTTGGTCGACTATACCTGCGTCATGGTGTCGGAGTCTTAACACTACCTCAGATTTAGTGCCTCTAATGGTTATTCCTCGCTTTTTGCACAATGCCTGTAATTCACGCACGGTAAATGAGTTGTAGTCTATCTCTCCCCCGAATGGATTGTCCTTGTCATCGATTACGGTCTCTTCAACGACAACCTCTTGAGGAGCCTCCACAATCTCTGCTTCCTCCTCCTCTTCCTCAATCTCCTCGACTCTCTCCTCAGTATCCTCAACCTCTGCCTCTTGTTCGGGCTGGACACCATCATCAATCTCCTCTATGAACTCCTCTTCAAACATCTCCTCTATGGCTTCTGCCACATCTGACACTTTGTCCCTCAGGACATCGAAGGCAGCATCGACCCAAGAAGGGGTATCGTCCACAACCTCCTCTATGTGGCGACTCCTTATCCTCTCCATCACTATGTCATCGACCGAACTTCTGCTAGATTGATTGAGCAGACCGTCGTGCCATTCCTGTTTGTACACGGTAATCCCGTTGATGTCTAACAACCAATCGACGTACTTGCTGTGCGGATGCCTGCTGTAGTATTGAACTCTCTTTACCGGTTTTGGCTGTAGCATGGTATCCCTCAGGCATGGATGATGGTATCTGTTGCGATGACCTTTATTGCCTTTGGTAGTATCTTCAACTTTGCTCTTAGAGGTCCTTTGTCCTCTGGTATCGGTAGAGGTGCCTCTACAATGTAGTAGTCATCAATGAGTATGTCAATGCTTTCTGCCGTCCCACTGGATACGACCTTGTTGAATGAGAGGCGTATCATGTCGGAGTCTGTCTGTGCTGCCTCATCAGTATCATCGAAGTTCTCAACTGCTCTTCGCATGTTGTGATAGAATAGGGGGTCGTCTACGATTATCTCCATCTCCAAGTCATACTCGGTCTTACCCTCAACCGCCAAGGTAGGGTTACGTGTTCCCGCAAATGGGACTTGGTCAGTGGCAGCGTTACCTATGTTGGCAGCACCAATCGTGTAGTACTGCTGAACTCCGGTCTTACCGTTTAGAGTGAACGACACCACTTGTCCTAGTTGAGTGCCTAACATACTTATGTTGCCGTTGTAGAACATAAATGGCTTCTGTGTACCCTTCTCTATGCCTGATTGCTTTCTCTTCACCTCAGTGTTAGCAGTGTCTTCGAAGAGCCTGTGTGTGTTGTACCTGTCACCGGGGTTGGTCGACTCCAACCTACCTGTGTCCGTATAGCACAGTGCTGAGTCGAAATTCACAGTCATGCGTAGCGCAGCGTCTGTGTCAGCGTTTAGGGAGAAGTCCTTGACCTTACAACCCCTGAAGACACGAGTTAACTGCTTGGAATCCGTAGTACCACCGTCAAATGTACCAGCATTGCTGTCTGCATCCCTTCTTCTAACGCTAACTTCCATCGCAAATGAGGGAACAGTGGTGCGTGAGAAAAATAGGTGATTGACGGGATTGGACAAGGCACCAGTGGTTTTGTTTCTGTGTGGACTACCATTGCTTGAGTCTGTCTGGTATCTAGCGAAGTAAACTCTGGCATTATTGTCATATGCGTAGTGAAGAGGGTCATCCAACCAGACCTTCGCATCACCACCGGACATGCTTATTGCCACTATCCTTCTGACCTCTTCCTTGATTGCTTTGTCAATTATCTGGGTAGCATTGACTGCTGGCCATGCATCCGCTGCTAAATCTCCACCAACACCAGTGTCCCTGTAAGTCTGCACATCGACTCTATCGACCGTGTCACTAGCACCATCGATGAAGATGTAGTCTCCTATCTTCAAGTCAGCACCACTACCACCATCCGCTGGTATTCTAGGATTAGTGCTACCACTACTGTCGAAGGTAATGAATGACGTACCAGCCTCGGTTGCTGCTGCTAGTTGATATGTATCACTCGCGTGGCCCTGTTGCCTCACATTGTCTGCATTTACGACTTCTTGTCCTAAGCAGTAGTAAAACCACCTACCGTTGTGTATGTTGCAATCGAATGAGCCTCCCACATTGGTGAACCTACCGGGGACCTGCACTGCTACATCACGACCAAGACCCACCACATGATACCTCTTCAGGTCAACTTTGGTCTCAGGAAGGGAAACTGTGCTTACCAGTCCAACGAATTGGTCAGTCAGAACACTCTCAGCAGATGCATTAGCAGCATCGGCATGAGCCATGTCAACATCGATGTTGGGCGTTGCGAATGGTAGGATGGTCATTACATCGTTCGACTCAGAGTCCTTGTCAGCAGCGCTATGGTCAGTTTTCAACGCTGGTGTTATCGTAATCTCAGTCTTACCGTCATTGTCATTGTTAGCGTCATTGGCAACTTCCTGCTTGATGATTGTGAACATTCTGCCGCTGTTGCCGTAGTCATCGTCCTGTGAGAAGTTGGAACTCCCAGATGCTATCGAGAAAATGACTTTGCTACCGACCAACATGCCGTTTGGAAACTCAAGTATACCGCTGTTTACTGGTGTATCTGCAACACCGCCGCTGAGAACGATTACGCTAGTATCTTTGACTAAGTCTTGATGTGGTGCGTTAGAGGCATTGGCGCCAGTTTCGAAGGAGGCAGTGAACTTGAAGGAGCCTGCGTAGTTGTGCTCCAAGCGTATTGCAGACTCGTGCCCGAACGTTACTTCAGACAAATCCCCACGATAAACTGTCGACGGCATGGCTTCCTCTCACCTCATGGGATTAACTCTGCAAAGATAACAACTTCTATCTGGAAGGTCATTCTGAAGAGTTTCTTACTCCTATCTGACAAATCCGTGCGAGTTTTGTACACCAATCTGTCAAAGTTGACACCGTCGCCTTTTCTGTTTAGATGAATGCATCTTCTCAACTCGTTCTCCATCTTTTGAAAATGCACACGACTCCTCATGGTTCGCATATCTACAGTGATGTTTATTCTAGTCGTTACGAAGTCATACAGCAACTCAGGGGTCTCCTCGTTGTGCGCTGTTTCAAAGACGAGTAAGAAGTCAGTCTTATCCAAGTCCAGACGCTTGCCTCTCTCAGGTCCGGTCTCGGCTATGTCAATAATAACGGGCTTGTAGTTGTCAGTGTTACCCCTGCTCCAGTTATCACTGAGCACGTCAACCACAGCATCAATGCCTTCTTTGAACGTCGCTACCATGATTAGAACTCCATGAACTCTTTCTTCTTCCTCTGTCGGTCATAGGCGTCGTGGTCAGGGAGGATGACACCCCCCTCGTTTCTTAGTTTATACTCAATTAGTATGGGAGATTCAGTCATCATTCTTCGATTAACCCTGTCTTGCAATAAGGCCTCGTTCTCGAACGATAAGTCATCACCATCAAGACCCCTCTCGGTTCTTTCTACAGCCTCCCTGTAGTCAGAACCCTCTGTTACTGCTTTCTGTATTTCTTGCTGGGCATCACCACTACTTAGTGCAGCATCGAGTGTCTTCTTCCACTCGGCATAGACAAGCCTTTCCATTTCCTTACTCAAAGGAAATCACCTCTATGTATCTAGGTAGAGTCCTATCGATGTCCTGTCTGTATAGTTGTATCTTAGAAGAGAGGTCAACGTTCTGTGTTCCCTCTGGTATGAGCACGCTTCTGTCGTCGCTCAATAATAACTCGATGGCCACCATCTTAGTGGATATATCCTCTATTGCCTTCTCAACGTATCTCTCACCGTAGATGTATGCGACCTTGATTGCATTGTACTCAAAGAAAGGGTATGAGTTGTTGAAGTAGACTATTCCCAACTCTGCGTCCATCCAGAAGTCCCTGAGCCTGCCTTTGTCGCCGCTGGCGCTACCCCCTTGTAGGTCTATGGCGAATCTATGCTGAGTGACTGTGGCATCTGCGCTGCTCAAAGCGGTAGCACTACCACCCCCGAAATCGCCGATTTGCTTGCAGTTCGTAAACACAGTGTCAGTCTTGCCCTCGTAGAACACGACATCACCTGCGGAAGAGCCCATGAGAAGGCCGGATGGCGCGAAACCGTCTGTGGAATCGACCGTTATATCCATACTACCAGCGCTTATATCACCCGTGGACGAGGCTGTTGTCGCTGTGTTGGTGTGTGTCTGGGATAGTTCCAACATGGTGGTTGGGCTGTCGACTATTGCAATGGAGGAATCCTCACCACCGACGGTGTCCCTCATGCTGGTTATCTTCACTATTCCCGAGCCGTAGTCGGCATTAGCAGTTGCTAGATACTCATTGTGAACCGCCACATTCGAGGTCGAACCGGGCATGATGAGTGCTGTGCCCCCTATGTCAGCGAACTCGATAGCGCTGGCGGACACTCTGTCCTCCTTGTTGATGAGGTCGGCGAGAGTCTGAGCGTTGCTCATGTAGTCTAAGTCCAGCCTGAACTTACCATTGTCATGAGTCTGAGCACCTGCGTCACCCACTGCTATCGACTCAAGTGTGGCGAAGACACCTGAGCCATTGGCTAGGAACACTTTACCCGTCGTCTGCACCGTACTACCGCTGCTGGTCGAGTCCGTCGAAGTCTTCTTGGCAAACTTGATACGAGCCTCAGCAGCACCTATCTCCCTGTAATCGTCGCCCTGCCATAGTTCGACCCTCAGCAATTGCTGTACGTTCCTGAATAGAAGCGGGGCTGTACCTACGTAATCCGTATAGTATCGTCGCCTGTATGGTTTGTAGGTATCGAAGTTGATGTACTCGGCAGAGACCAGATTGGGTCTCCATGAGTTGTGAGTGATGTTGTCTATCCTGTCTTGTACACGTAGGATGAGTTGCTTCACCTTGTCGTATGTTATCCCCCTAGTACTACCGTTCGTGAAGGAGGCCTTGTTCTGTACAAATGGATTATCAGCAGTCTGGTAATCAGTATCCGTTATTGAATCCGCAAACCCGAGTCTAACTCCATTTATATTTGAGGTTATAGTGGTAATTACCCTTTCCAAACCTAGAGGGTCAGCATCACTGTATATCAGAATCGTGTCTCCTACTGCGAATCCGATGTTACGGTAATCCGTCCCAGTAACGAAAACCCCTGTGGTACCAGCGTCTGCTGCCATTGCCACTGCTTCTTGAGGGCCTATCTCCAACAGGTCAGCGACCTTCTGTGGTGTGGTGTAGACAAGAGCATCAGGGTCAAGAGGTCTCGTCTCAGGTTCACCCGGACTGAAAATCTGTGGCATTAGAGCCTTGCCTCCTCATTTCTAGTTGCTAAATTATATTCCATTGGTCTGCTACAAGAACCACATGTCTCCCTCCACATGAAATGAAGGAAACCACAGTGCTTGCATCTTGTACCAGAACCTATGTTAAGTATATCAGCGACGTCTTTGACGCGCTTGTTTTGTTTCTTTACAGTACCCTTCAGAGGGTTGGGGTTATCCCCAACCACTCCATCGTCGTACTTTATGTCTGAACGTACGTTTTGTTTCTGTGCTCTGGATATGTCTTCGATATCAAGTTCTCTCAATTCGAAACCCATTCATACCCCTCACCATCAAACGTATGTCACCAGTATGTAGATATTACCCAAAACCGTAAACGGGTCCGACGCTATCAGGCTGGTAGTGCTTGACGCATCGCCCAACGTACCTACAGCAGTTGCTATGGTCGTTGACAGCGTGGACGTGTCAGTGAACTCCTTCGGTGAGAAGGGTCCAACGACTTTGTACTTCGGTGTTAGGTTAGCCATTTAGGTCACCGCCTTAACTGCGGTGTCCCATAGCGAACCATGTGCCGTCTTGCCCGTTTACGTTCTGGATGACTAGTGAGGTGCCGTTGATGAGTGCGAACACTCCATCGACTCCTGCTCCAGTTCCAGCAGTTCCGCTTCCCGCAACTGCGTTACATGCTACTATGTCGGCTAATAGACCAGATAGGTCGATAGTGCCTCCAGCATCGCTTCCGCCATTGGTAAAGGTTCCAGTAACCATTAGCAGGTTACCCATTGTGTGTGGTCGTGTGTCTATTGTACTTGCAAATGCCATCTATTTATTCCTCCTGTGTTGTCTCCTCGACTGGTTCTTCGACGATTTCTTCTACTGGAGCCTCTTCTACTACAGGCTCCGGTACGACTACGGGGGCAGGTGGGTTAAGGACCTTGTCAACCAGACTCAATAGTTTGGTCTTGGTTTTGTATCCCCCACCCACGCTGCTTCCGTTGTCTTCAAGCCATTTGATGATGTTGGCTCTAGTCCAACCCTCATCTGGCAATCCGTCTCCGTCCAAATCGATTTGGATTCCTTCGTCTCCCTCAATCAGAAACACTGCGTCGCTGATTTTCCTACGGTGCTCGTCTAGCCATTCCTGACTGACTTCCCTTGTTTGCCCACGAATGAAGGCCGGAACTTTAGGGTCCGGGCTCTTCCTCTCGTAGAAGGGGCCTTTGTAGGTCATGCGGGGCACGAAAGACCACCTCAGACCACTACTAGCAGTAGTTCTGCTCCAGTCGTGTCGTTGGTGGTACCGTCAGTTGTCGCTTCTATGTCGAAGGTAAGCACGAGGTCGCTGGTTTTTACCACTGCAAAGTTAGCAGTTGCGTCTGCATGCTGTCCTACCACTGTCAAGATTTTACTGCACTCGCCGCTTAGGGTTAGTGTTTCACCCTCGGCTAGAGCGCTGTTCATCGTAACAGCGAGAAGTCTTGGACTTCTTCTGTTTGCTACCTGTGTGTTAGATGCTGCGAAGCCACCAAGGTTACCGGGGTAACCGTCGGTTGATTGTCCATCGAGCCATAATGTCTCGCTTTCGTCGCTACCAGCCCATAGACCAAGGTCTAGGTTGACCGTGGTAGTTGCGCTGCCGCTTGTTGTGTATACTATTCCTCTGTGTGTTGTTGCTGCCATATCATTTCACCTCTTTATTATCTCCTCTGCAACCTCACTTTAGGTCACGAATACTCCCTTGTGCGCCGAAGAAAGTGGTCCATATCTCACCCATGGTTCGGTATAGTCCCTCTTGACCCAATCTGTTGATTGCGAATGGGTCACCAGTCTCAATTCCGCTCTCGAAGTACTGCGTTGGTATTGCAGTGCTAAAGTAGAGGTAGTCTGTGTCTAGGTAGTAAATCTTGGATAGGTTTCCGTCGTCGTCCATGTCTTTGGTTGGGATGATTGGTACACCGTTGTAGGTTGCGACGATGAATCCGGCTTCCATACCGGGAACACCCTTCACACCGTTGTAGGTTGGTGTAACTCTCTTCTCCTCCATGAATCTCTGCTGGGACTGTAGCAGTTGCTGTAGTCTCATCAGAGTGTCGTATCCAGTTAGCATGACCTTGGGGTTTCCACCACGCTCCCAGATTTGCTGGAACAATGTGTCCAGTTGGTCTAGGGATAGCGTTCGGTCGGTACCGCCGCTGTCACAGTTGACTTCTGCGTCAGACCATGAGTTGGCTGACCTGTCGATGCTGTATAGGTCCATGTCTGCGTCTGCGCTCACGTGGGTTGTGCCGCCTCCCATTGCTGAGTGGCTTGCAGTAACTCGGTCTAATGACTCGAAGTTGTTTGCTGCTGGTGTGTCGACGTCCGTTAGGAGCATCTTGTTGACCATCTCTGCGTGGTGCTTACCCATCTCTTCCTTGAGGACTGCTCGGATGTCTCCCAATCCGTCGTCCCTGTCTGCTAGGAAGATAGCCGTCTCGGACATATCGAACGTGTGTGCGATTGTCTTTGGCTTTGCAGCGATGTGCTGGAAGGTAGGCTTCACAGTGTCAGGTAGTATTGCATTCTCTGCAACACCACCGTGGACAACACCTGCGTTTGGCTTGTCTGTGATAACTCTCCAACCACTCCTGTCCCAAGGTCTCTTGGGTAGGATGCTGAAAGCATTGAACTCTTGGTTTAGTTGCGACCAGACCTTGCGACCGTAGATTGCTTGGTATGTACCAGCAGTCGTGGACAGCATAGGACTGTCAGCCTTGAGCAACTCACTACCGGAGTAGGAGTAACCCATTGCGTTTCCAGCGCCATAGTAATAGCGCTCCATATCAGTTATTGTTCGTACGTAATCTCTTGCCATATTTTTTCACCTCTTATTTACTCCGGGTTGAATGCCCTGTTAGCCAGATTGTGGACTTCACTCCATGACATCTTGGCCAAATCATCCGTTGAAGGTACGCTGACTGCTGGCTCTTCTGACTTCTGAATGGTTTCACCCACTACTGGTACAGCGCCTGCTTCGATTCTCTCGGTCAGTGCTTCAATTGATTTCTGTAGGTCTGCTAGAGGACCGCGTGCATCGTATGCTGCGGCCTCGGCTTTTGCGATTTCCTCTTCTCGCTCGCTTGCGAAGCGGGAAGCAAACTGGCTCTCAAGGGTTCCTCGGAACTCTTGCTCCATTGCAGCAGCCTTGTAGACCTCGTATGCGGCCTCTACGTCTGCCTCACTAACAAGCGCTGGGTTTAGGTAGTCGGATTTCTTGACTTCTTTCTCGCCACCACCAGTGCCTAGTTTTCCTACAGCACCAGTTGAGGGAGAGCCACTTTCCTGTGCTCGACCTTTTACCTGACCACCGAAGTAGTCAGCACCGTCTCCAATGGACTCTGGTGTGGAACCCAAGTTTGCTTTGTTGAGGTCATCAAAGTGCGCTCTTGCACCGTCGATGTCCACTCCACCGCTCTTCAGGGTGTCTTCCATCCAGTTAAGGTACTCAGAAGTAATGACATCCGAGTAAACGTCAGATTTCTTGGCGTCATCGCCATACATCATCTTGTCTTTGTCGTCCTTCTTGTCATCGGCTCCCTTGTGCATGCCCTTCTCGTCCATGTCCTTGTCCTCTTTCTTGCCTTCTTTCTTGCTTTCCATGTGCTCTTTCAATCCTTCAGGCATGGCACCCTTCTCCATGGAGTCGAGCCTACCTTCTAGACGAGAGAGTACATCGCTCATCTGTTTCATCATGTCGTCATTTTCTTCTGTCATGTTTTTGTCTCCTTTGTCTTCTTTCAGTATGCTAAAAGTTGCTTCTGGGTTTATTCCTTTTTCACAAATAGTGATTTCGTGTAGTTCAAGTTTACTGATTTCTTGGTAGTCGCCCCTTTTTGGGTCCGATTTCCTCATTCGCTTGAATGCTTGGCCTCCGATGCTGAATCCCCTTAGACTTCCCTTGCGTATTTCCGCTGAGACTTCCTTGGCCTTCTCGATGTCACTTCTGAGTTGTACTACAACAAACATCCCGACATCGTCGACTTCGCTTTTCCATAACCTCCCTTCGCTATCCGTGTAATTTGGAATGACTTCTCCTACCTGTATATTTGAGTGCGCTAGTTGGACGTTCCTGTATTTTGGGTCTTCCATGAATTTGGAAAATGCGTCCTTCAGTGCCCCCCTTGTGATTATATCGCCCTGCTTGTCAACCAACTCAACACTGGCGTAACCAGCGACAATGAGGTCTCTTCCACCCTTGAGGAGGGAAATCGACTCATCTCTTCTGAGTAGTTGCTCACTTAGGACCACTAGCCCTGCGTTGGTTTGTCATACTACTTATACCGCTCGCAGTACTAACTACAAGGTTTCATACGTCAGAATCGTCGTACTGCTCTTCCTTTTCCTTCTTTTCCTTAGGTTTCTTAGGATAGTCGGACGGCTTTTCTGGGTCTTCCTCGGGCCTTTCTTTCATATCCCAATCGGGGATAGCATGCTCAGAAGTTAGACTGGTCGGGCCTCTAGGGCTGGCAATGTCAGAACCGACGTCTATTCCCAATGCTCTGCCACCACTCATAGGATAATGACCGCTACCTGCTTTTTCCAAAGCCTCCAATGCTTTCTCCATTACTAGCAGAGCCTTCAGGGTGTCTTTTGGTTTCAGCAGGATATTCTTGTCTTTCTTGGGTTTTAGCAAACCATTACTCTGATTTTCTATTCTACGGGCACGCTCATCAGTCATACCCTCGTCAACCTTGTCTTCTTCTAAATCTGATATGTCTAACTCCTCTTTCAGCAATTCATTGAAACCTTGTCGCCAATAGGGTTCTAGACTGTTAGCGAGTTTCAGGGAATAATCTGACTTGGTTACACTACCTATGGCAGCCATGGGATTTACTGGCTCGTTATTCACTATCTCATACTTTACCAAGTCCTCCGGTAAGTGTATGATGAAATGGCCTCTGTCAATCTCCATGGCAAAGGGGATGTGTATGTCTTCCTCCGCCTTTGCTAATAGGACCCATTTTGGATGCCTCTCCTCTCCCTTCATGTACGTGGACTTAGCATCTCTCAAGAGTAATTTTTGCCCATCACCACCGAGGTCCTTGATAGCATCCTCGAAACCAACCTCATCAGTGACACGTATGGATTCGGGACTAGGGACATGAACAGGCTCATGACTTTCAAACTGTCCTCTCAATAATTTGACTCGCTCTCTAGTGGTGAGGTCAGTTACATCAGTCTCCTCGTACAGCATTATGTCGTTTATGTGCAAATCATCACCAACTATAGTGCAATCAATGACATAGTCCCTCTCACAGACTTTCCTGAGTGATGCTCTCATCTCATCATCGACACCAACTTTCTCGCCATCCTCATCAGTGATGTCTATTCTTTTTCCCTTTCTCTTAACTTTCACTCTCTTGCCATCGTGATACTTCGATATGACCCATTCGCCGGTAAAGCCTCGTAGTTGCTCCATGTCCTCAATCTCAAATATTCTGTGAAGCGGGTCAATGAGTGGCAGTTCCTTAGGTAGTTCTGCCTTCAGCATTTTTCCAACCTGATAGAAATCATCAACCGCCGCCATACCGCTATTTTGGTTTATTCTCATCTGATTGTTTTGCAAAGCAGAGATTTGTGATAGGCCGGGACTGGTAAGCAGTTCATCGACATACCCCGGATTGTTTTGAAAGAGAGCCTGCATCCAAGGCACGCTGACTGAGTTTAGCAATTGCTCATCCGGCATGTTGGTACCAACAATGGGATTACCTTGTGAGTCAAACTCATGACCAATGGTCGGTGACATAGGGTATCCGTGGTCCATCATACCTGAGTTAAAAGCCGGGACCACTGTGTTGCCCTCTAGACTGGATGCTGGTCTTATTGGCACGGTCATCTTACCATGGGCTGGTTTTGTAACACCACCAGCACTGGCATCTTCCAGAGGACCGGATTGCCCCTCATCAAATGTGTAGATGCCATTTGACATCGCTTGGTGGTATGCTTTCGTTCTTTTTGATGAGGCCCACATGGGCAAAGCGCCTCGACTTGCTTTACCTCTAGGGGGTAATGGATGAGGATGCATCTGCAACCCATAGGTCGTTAAGTCACCTCTGGACCTAAGCGCTGATTGTCCTAACTGACTGAGCACGTTCATCGCTGCATATTCGGGAAGCCCTCTGTTCAATGGGACAGAGTCTTTGGAAAACGGATGCTCCTCGAAATCTTCGATATGCTCCCTCATTGGTCTGTCTATGTCCTTGAACTGTGAGAAGTCTCGACCAGCGATGTCTTCACCCATGCGCAGTATCTGTCCAAATGTGGCGGCTTTAGTGGGACCAACTAATTTACCCAGCATCTCCTCAACTTGGGACCTATGGGCATCGTTGTCACTGTCTGGCATCTCAAGTAGTTTCATGGCCTCATCGACACTCATGTCAGGATTCAACTCAACAGCGTTGTCCCTGAGTGTGGTTGCTAGTTGCTTGTGTGGGGACTCCTGCCCTCTGTTTTGCAGCACCTGCTCCAGACTGTCCCTCGTCTCCTCCCTCTCATGATAACCCATAGTAGAGAGGTCATGGTCACCGTCCACCATTAAACCACGACTAGCGTCATAAGCCAAGCGCATGATGTTAGCCATCGCAGTGACAGGGTCGTCAGTGTTGAAGGCATCAGGGTTCTCCTTGAGTATCTGTGGTAGTAACTTAGTTCTAGCGTATGCTGCTTTTGCCATTAAGTCAGCCTCCAGTTTTTCGGAGAAATCTCTGGCATTTCTATCAAACAGTGCACCTCCACTACTGCCACCGGAAAGTTGACTCATCTCTATATTTTCTTGAGCGGCTCTAAGTCGTTCCATGTCACCCCTGAGAATCCTCAATTCCGCTTGTCTGTTCCTTGTGGGTATCTCACCAGATTCGATTTGGCTGATACGGGCCTCTACTTCCAGCATCTCGCTTAGGATGTTCCTAAATTTTTGAGTTTCTTCAATATTTTTCTTTTCACCAACTAACGCAAGATAATCAGTATGACGGTCAGGCCTTGGTCCTAAATCTGGATTATTAAGTAAATCTTCATGAGTGTTCACAAGCGTGTTTGAGGGATTAGCAGGGTTGTTTCTGCTCCTGTTAAGAGCGTAATCCAATCTATGAGCGGCTGCTCCCCTGTTCATTAATGAGGCATCGCCCCTTGTGGAACCTACACCAGCAAAGGGGTGGCTTTGTTGGAAGTCTGCCGCAGTCTCTCTATTGAACTTCCTGTCTTGAAAATGAGTGTCCTCAGTGGGTAACTCATCATGGAGGCTCGCCATGAGTTCTGGGAAGTAAGTCGTCAAGTCATCCGTGTAGTTGTTATGAGCGCTTCTGCTTTTACCGCGTTTACCGACAGTTCTTTTTGAAACACCGTGTCTAGTCGATATCTGTGCAGGTGTTAGGGGAGTTGATTGCTCAGACATAAGGGGGCTGATTAGCAGACCTCCGTATGCACCGACGTTGTCGTTACTGAGAATGGATTTATCAGAGCCTGCGAATGTGAGGTACTTAGAGAGGAACTCGTTGTACGTTGCTGGGTCCTTACCAAGACCGCCCCTATCACCGAAGTACTTGGTCATCAAGTGACTCAAACCCCTTCTCTTACCATCCATGAAGATGTAATGGTCATCATGACCATCTGGTAAGTCGGATGCTCTAGGTGGCGCATGGCCCGACCTTAGGAATCCCTTTGCATTCTTGATATTCTTGGACTGCATACCCAGAGAGACACTTGCGTCATATCGCTTCAGTGCTTTTTCAACGTCATCCTTGGGCAATAGAGGCCCTTCATATAACTCACCGGGGATAGTCGGATGTTCATTTAGTTCATTCAGTTCACTGTCGTACCCGGCGAGACTCAGAAATCCGTCTCTGGATAGTTGCGCCTGATTTGACCTGTTAGCATGAGACAGAAATCCCTCTGCTGGAGAATCACTCGTCTCCAAATGTGCTTTGACATAATCGTGGTTTACATCATCATGGGCGAACAATTCACTCAACTGTGTAATCTCATCAGGGTCTTCTGCGTTTTTATTGAGCACTGAGTTTAGTGACTGCAATAACTTATCGTGGAGTTTTGCCTCTCTCAGAGCAGTTGCCATACCACCCTCAGTGCCTTTGAATTTTGAATCATCTTCGGATTCTATGGTCTTTGGCACATTAGCGGGTCCTGACTTTTGATTCCTGCTGAACCAGTGGTACTCAGCCCCAGCGTTCATCTCTAGGTTCTTCTTGAGTCTAGTCATAGGGAACTCCTTACCATCGGACAACTTGACTAATTGACGTTCAGGGTCATCGCTCCCGTGTTCATCGAGATGTTGGAGTATCCTAGTTCGGTCTTCTGGCTTTAAGAAGTACAAGCCTTTCATCAGAGTGTTCCAACCCATGGAGTGGCTGTGTTTCATGCTATATGGCTCAGCGGCCTCTGGATTCTGAGTCCTGAGGTCAGCCGCCTCTTGCTCGGATAAACCCTCAGTAGGTTTGACAGTCGTAGTGACAGTGCCACCTCTTGACATCTTGTCCATCCTGTCTTTGAAGTGCTGCATCTGCATCGCTCTCTCCTTGTTTTCTTCCGATAGTCCAGAGAATTTTTCCTCAAGAGCAGTCATATCAGTACCCTCCTCTTTTGTCCATCTGTCAAAGTCAAGCATACGGGTAGTCTCCATGTGGTCGTACGGGCTATCTGCGTCTTTTGACTTCGGACCACCAAAGAAGGAGAAGGCTCTCTCACCTTCACGTCTATCGACGCTATCGTAAATCGGAGAGCCTATTTTCCTGTGATGCTTCTCGTGAGCGTCCTCGGCTCTCATGGCTTGATTGGCAAAAATCTCCTCTTTCTCAGGAGCCTCTGCCATTTTCTCATGAAAGTCGTCTTTCCACCAAGGTGTACTATCGTGGCCAAAGTACTTCTCAAAGAGCATAGACTCATAGGTGGGCCTACCGGTAACGACGTTCTTCATTCTTAAAGGGTGAACATCCTCGTGAAATGGATGATGAACAGGATAGTTTTCTTCAGCGTCAGGTCTGGCACCGGGCCATTCACCATGCGCCATACCAATGTCGTGATTACCGGTTATTCTGTCCTTCATCCCTATTACTTGTCCACTTTCATCAACCTCAGGTATCGCATAGGGGTGACTGGTCACATACTGAGATAGAAGCCTAGAGAGATTCCTTTCCCCAAGGTCAAATTCTCTTTTTTTTCTTCTACTCTGCTCTGCCTGCCTAACCTCTGGCAGGCTAGCGAATCTACGCTCATCGCCCTCAAGCATCTGAATTAATTCGTTTGGTGATAGCCTTTGTTTTAGGATATCAGTGGCAGCCTTTAAACAGAGTAAATCGTCGTTCGTGGCCTCATAGTCTATACCTGAACGTATGATGTTGTCAACAGAGAGGAGGTAATGACCTGCTTCTTCCTCGTAATCATATCCAAGTGTTATTGACTTAAGGAGGTCTATTCTGTTCCTTTCAAGAACTTCTAGACCATCCTCACGCACTTAATCACCTTCTCACCTCATTGCCGGTGCATATTGTGCGCATTGGCTTAAACTCATCCCATCATGGCCGGGTAGTTTACAACCTTCGTATGCATTTGCACCACACCTTGCGCAAGGACTCATTACGGCTGGTGCCTTGATTACTGCTATCTTGCCCATGTTTATCCCTCTGTCAGGTGACCGGGTGCAGGGGTATCATGTGGATTCTGGTTTCTATTCAAAGACTCTAGGTTTACAGTGGATGAAGATGCGCCTTTGTTAGCAACGTCTTCTGAATCTAGTAGACTGTTGTTGGTGCTGTATTGTTGATGGTATGTGTTGCCACCGGTCTCAATCATAAATTGAGTTGACTCAGGTTTTGTGTTGAAGGTCTGTATCTTGTGTTGTGAGCCTTTCTTCATATCGACCGCCGTCTTACCCATGCAACCCATCTTACACATGCCCTTTTCCAACTTCTCACCACAGGATGGGCATTTGCCACTGCCTTTCTTCATATCAACCGATGCCTTGCCCATGCAACCCATCTTCATGCACATGCCCTTCTCCATGTCCATTTTACCACCACAGGATGGGCATTTGCCACTGCCTTTCTTAGTTTCATCCTTAGCACCCTTGCCATCTGCTGCGAATGATGGAACTTTCTTACCCTCATGCTCGACCATGTCAAGTTTCTCAGCCTTCTCAAGTAGGCTTTGGGCTCTCTTTAGCAGGTTAAATGCCTCATTGGAGGCTGGGCTTGGTATGGGTCTCATCTCAATACAACTCCTTTACTTCTCTGGTTTGCTCAGCCATCTCATGGATTTCTGACCAAGTTAAGTTGTGAATCTCTTCGTTAGTGAAGTCTTGGCTATCTGATTTAATGATTGCATTGGCGCTGTTAACTGGTAAGTCACCACGTAGTGGGTCATAGTCGACATCCTCACTAAGTGGGGTTCTAGCCGAGACAAAACCTGCTTTTCTGAATAATGCCTCTGGAGAGTTAATCAATCTCCTCATAGCGGCGTTCTCTGCCTTTAGAACCTGAACGTCATTATCCATGCTCTCCATCTTTGAGATGAGAGTGTTCATTAGTTTCTCGGCGCCGTTTTCTTCCATCAGTTTCACTCACCGGGTCCGACGTATCTTCCAAATGTGCTTCTAGCCTTCATCATGTTAGAGTTGTTGCGAGCGGCGAATATTGTTCCGGGTAGTTGTACATCCCTCTGTGATGGGTCAAAGTTAGAGCCTGTTTCATTGAAAGAGGCAGTTGGTACAGCATTAGCATAGACAGTCAGAGGGTCAGATGCAGCCTCCTCTGCTTTTTTGATTGCGTATACAAGGTCCTCCTCTAGGTAGGAACTGAGTTTCTTTATTTCAGAAAGGTGCATTCTTGCTGCCTCTGGTTCCCCCGCTTCTATGGCCTTGGCAAAGGCCTCATTATGTACGTTCATTTTTCTTGCCATAGGGTGCATCTTGACTAAGTCCATGGTAATCTCGCCCCGCTCGTAAACGTCACGACTTTTAATTATGCACCCCGAAACCGTCTCGCATTCATTAAAGCACGACTATTTTGCTCCTGTTGCGAGGGCTGCGCGCCCCGTTGTTGAACTGAAGATATTGGTGAGCCTGAACCGGGGGTCGACCTACGTGCAGGTGCAGCAGGACCTCTAGGGCTCCTAATGCCAACTCCCTCTCCTCCGGGTTGTGAGGGAGGCATCACTTGTCTGAGCATATTAGGTGGGACCTGTCTATTCAGACCGGTTGCCCCTATAGGTCCCCCCATCATCGGAGGTGCCTGACCGGGTGGCATGCCCATCGCACCCATGGGTGGCATACCCGGTGGCATACCCGGTGGCATACCCGGTGGCATACCCGGTGGCATCGCTTCCTCAGGTGGTAGTTTCCTGTAGGAGAACCTGATATCCCTGTCTCCTTCCTCTAATAGTTCGGGTTTGTATCCTAGCATCTGCATTCTCTGAGCGAGATTGACTTCCATCTCATCTCTTCTGAGTCTAGTAATCTCATCCTCTTCTTCATTTGGATATAGTGTAATCTTCCAATCTGTAACACCCATCTGTCGNAACATTCTTGGGAATAGTATGTCTGTATACACCTTCTGACCNAACTCTACTGCTCTGTTTGTGACTAGAATCTGCATGCCCTCATTACCAAGGCCACCACTCTTGCCGCTGTCTATCATGAAAATACTACTAACTCCATAGAACGCCGCAATCCTGTTTCTCATTTCATCTCTTACAGCAGTATACTGCATCTCTTCAAGAGTATCCATGAACTTGACCCAGTTTACTCCTCCTCTACCGGTCTGACTCTCAATACCGACTTTTGGTATGTAATGCGGGTCTCTCTCCATCTTCTCGTCAACTGCCTTCCAGAAGGACTTCATCGACTCTAGGTTGTCAGTGGTAACAGATATGATACCTTTTGGAGTCCTTCTTTTCTGGTATGCAGTATACATGTAATTGTCCATCGCTGTGAGGGTCATTGCCTGCCTCCACATGGTATTGACTGGGCTCCTTCCATACAGTTTGCTAGGTGCATACTTGCTAATGTGTATGACCTCTCCTTCTAGGTAGTACTGGGTCTTNCCACTACCAGCCATGTTAGCATAGTGTGCGTCCTGCATTTGGTTGCCGCATATAGTGCACTTCTCCTCTTGACCGGGATAAGCAACTTGGTCTCTGTGGATTGGGCATACTTTGTATCTACCACCCCTGACTCCCCTCTTGTCGGATATGATTCTCATGAAGATAGGGTCACCACGAATAACCTCCTTGATTCTGTAGTGTTGTATCTCTCCTGTGTCTGGGTCAATAAAGTAATCTTTGACTAATATCAAGAAAGCATCGTCAACCACATTGAGGTCCTTCTCTATCTCAAACATAACTTGGAGGAAACTCTGCTCCATCTGATTCTCCCCCTTCAGCAGCCATTTGGCGTAAGTGGTCTGATGGGGGTCAGGACCCCTCACCTCGCCACCACAGACATCACAGACATCCACATTGAATTGAAACTCTTCATCACATTCGACACATTTCTTCTGAAACTTCTTTTCCCAGTAGTAACCTCTCCTGAAAATCTCTTGTTGTAATTTTGAGATAACAGTTCTAAGAATAAGATTCTCATGAGAAACTGCGTAAAGCGCGGGTATAGTTATCCCTTGAGCCAAAACCGGCTCTTGTATACCAGTCGTATAGAGAGGCATCTGAGGTTGAGGGGTAGAACGGATTCTGAATGGATTCCTTATTGCATCTATAAATCGGCCCACTGGTCCCCTCTCTGCTTCATCAACCATTACAATCCCTCCTGCCATTTAGCGACGTCGTCGGCGCTCACGCCCCACTCTGCGAGAAGGGTCTGGCTCTTTGCCTTGTCGTCGCTCCAGTTCGAGTACCTAACNACTCTTTTGAGNTCTTCNTTCCTCATAGAGTCTGGTTCTTCAATAAAGGCAAGCACTGCTTTTGCCTGAGTTTTCTTCATCTGAAGATGAGGCATAATCTTGTCAAGCAATTTTTTGATATCCCCCTTGGAGTAGAACTGTAATCTGTGTTGGCTTCTTTGACTGTCTTTGTACACTTTCTGGTCAAGTTGTAAAACACCACAATCCAAGACTTTCCTAAGTTCCTCGCAATGTAGTCTGCCTCTTGTACCAGTGGCGATGAAACCTGCTCTTGGCTCGCCTCTCTTTGTTATAGTAATATAACCATCAGCGTCAAGAAAACCAGCAGCGTAAGCATACGGGTCTTTGAGAACGAGTCCATGTTTGTCCATCTTGACGAAGGTGCCCCTTTGTGCACCACTGACAATGTCAACCTCCTCTCCATACAAAGACAAAAGTTTGGAGAGTTTGTTGGCGGTTAACCCCGGCATCTTCTCAATCTTATCAGATTCGAAGAGGGCCCTAGCACTCATGGGTCCATTCATTTTGAGTAGATTGACACATTTACTAATTGTCTCTTGCTCTTTACCAGTAAGTCTGTCCATCTGCGAGAGTGTGGATTTCCACATCTTGCGAGCGTCCTTCTTCATACTCATCGCATCTACCCAAGTCTTCCGCTCTTCATCGCCCCAGACCTCCTCGTGCTCATTCAGCATCTTGAGAGTCTCATCTGCGTTTCTCCACATGAGGCATGCTTTGACCAAACCCACTTTACGGCTGTCGTAGAACTTTCTGAGTGACTTGAGGCTCTTATCAGACAGGTCGAAGTTTCTTATCTCATTGAGGTAATCATTGGCCCAGTCAACTGAATTCAGAGTCATCTCGACTTCCATTGCCTTGAGCATCCTGACATCCTGAATCAGAGCATCGATGTCATGCTTCTCATCCTTGTTGTGTCTTCTTGCCTTTCTCAGCCTTGATACAATCTCAGTAGCGCTGACGCCGAGGTTATCCTCGAACCACCCATCACCGCTGACTGAAAATGTGCTCATACCCAAAACGTCCTATTCTCATTCCCGTCCTTCACATATGTTGTGTTATTGTCTTTCTTCTTCATCTACGGCACCATCCACGAGGGCGTTTTCTGCCCTCCTCTGAACCAGTTGTCGAAACCCGGCATATAATCATCAAGGAGCATTACTGAGCCTCTGAACTCTTTCGAAGCCCAGTTAGCAAGCGCTATACTCATGGCTAAGTCATCATGCACTCCCACACTTTCCAACTTGCCATTCTTCTGCATACCGAAACGATTCAACTGCTGCATGACCTCATTGGTGTAGTTCCTGCTTCTCTCGTCACCATATGGTAATTTGATTTGCCCCTGTTCAAACGCAAGGAGAAGTGACATGAACAGCGACTCTTTCTTTGTACGCGTGGTCATGAATACCCTGATTGGCATGTCGGAGGCCAGTTCCCTCATTTCCTGCTCAAGCATTCTCTGGAAGTTGTTGCCCTCAAGTTCTATCAAATCAGGTTTGAATTTGTTATTGAGCAATACCATCATGCGNTTCTGCGCCATGGAGGACATGCCTCTCTCATGAACGACATGCACTATCTCCTTCAACTCCTCGTCTGGTTTTATCCTCATCACAGTCATAGCGGTGAAGTCAGCGTTCTTGTCGGATGCGATAGCGGGGTCATGGCCAATGAAGTGGTGGCCGAAGACGCCATCGGCCTCACCCTCGTCATTGTAGAACGTCTCAGCCCTGTCGAGCAAGACGAGGTTAGTGTCCTTGGCCTTCTCAAGCATATCCATCGGAAACATACTCGCTACATCATGAATTGGCTCACACAGATACTCACGGCTGAACTGTATAGCGGGCATTGAGAGCCTCCTCTCGTTAAGTGCCTCCAAGTTCCAGCGGTCGGGCCAGAGTGCGTTTCCCTTCTCGTCTATCGCCGGGAATGTCTCTACCCTGAAGGTCTCCTTCTGCTCCAACTCGGCATAGAGGTCGTTGTAGGAGAATGGTGTACCGACCATCATCAGTTTGCTGCTGTGGTGGAGGACAGGGAGCAGGACACCGTAGAACCAGTCAGCGGTCTTGGCCAACTCAGTGGATGTCGTGCCCCAGAGAATATCGTCACAGACAACTATGTCAGGGTGGAAACCACGGGTAGCACCACCAACTGACTTCGCCATCAGACGCGAGCCGTTTGTGAAGTTGAAGTAGGACTTTGCCCACCTGTCGCTGTCGTCCTTCAAGTGCCTCAGTATAGGTGTGCCCTCAACGAGGTTCCTGATGAAGCGCATGTGCTCAAGGGTCTGCTCAAGCGAATGTGAGAATATCATGATGTGGGTGTTTGGCTTGAAAGCCGCTAGCCAAAGAGCGTACGACATGAAGAATACGGACTTGCCGTGGTCACGAGACGCCTTGACGCAGTAGTACTGGTGATTCGCTAAGCCATCGTGCCAAGATACGTGATGGTCGTTGTATAGAAACTCAAGCAT